GTTTTAAATTGAGATTGTTCTTTTGTAGGTAGATATAGTTTGGGACTATAGTTGATTCTACTCAAATATGATTGGCCATTATTAACACCTCTAATAAGAAGTTTACCTTTATGCTCTACAACATTTGTGTAAAAACTACTTGCTAAATTCATATAATATTATAACATAAAGACTTAAAAAAGTCAACTATGTGATAATTTTACTTTTAGGTGTAACTATCTGACCTGTGTTTTGTTGATATGCACCAATCATATTATCGTCTGGTGTAGTGTCAGTAATTATATTTGACTCTTTGATATGTATAACTTCATCCTTTGTGTATGGTATGTATGGATGAAATCCTATTTGCATAGGTTTGCCTGGTTGTCCTTGCATTGGTATCAATACAAAAGGTTTCTTTATTGCCACATGATCTGCTCTATCGCTTTCTTGTGGCGTGCCTATTACGTCCTCTCCAGATGAGAGTCTGTATAATCTAATCATAATATACTCCTATTCAGTTTTTGATTCTTCAGTAGTTTGTTTTTTACCAATATTATATTTTGCTTGCAAGTCCCATTCGTTCTTTTCTTTGAAAGCAATAATTTTGATTTGTGATAAAGGTGCTTTATTCTCAGCAGCTTTTGGATTTACAATTGTCAATAAATTCCAATCTTGTAATAAAACTGATATTGTGTTTCTTCTTTGTACATCATTTTCAACCAAAGTTGCTTTCTTACCATCTAAGGCAAACAACTCTTTAAAATGTACTATGTAATATTTTCCTTGTTTGTGTAGTATGTGACAAGACTGAAATAATGTTTTGTCTTTACGACTTGCAACACCTATTCGGGACAAGGTTTCCCTAATCTTCAAAAAATCATCTGGTTGTTTTAGAGTAACCTCTAACATCTGCTCAGGTGACCAATTAAAACTTTCTTCACTCATTTTTTTCTCCCACCTTTATCTAACTTCTCTTTGATAAAGTCTAATTGTTTTTTATCTAGTATGTCTAAGGCTGTTTTTGCTTTTGCGTTGCTATATCCATAATATTCTTTTACATACTCTAAATTTTTTGATTTTGAAGTAGTTGCCCACTTACCACCAAATCGTTTTCTTTTACGAATACTATTTAGTAGAAACTGGAACTGAAGACGTTTGGTTAGGCTATGATGAAAATTCATCTCGTTTGCCATCATAATAGAGTCCACATGTTGCGACAGGCAACGATTAATCACGTATGGTGGATATTTTTTTTCCCATGTCAGATCATCTCCGTCAAGTAAATTAACTTTTGTCCAGTTAATTGCATTTAAATAATCACTCAATTTATATTCAATCATAATATACTTTCTGGTGCCGCTTCACGGATTTGAACCGCGGACCTACTGATTACAAATCAGTTGCTCTACCAACTGAGCTAAAGCGGCTCATTGTTAGTGTCTTTTTTCGTGTTTTCTGTGACCTTTATGAGAGCCCATGTAGTAATCGCCTGGTTCATAATCCCATCTCTTACCATGATGACCTCTTATATCAGCATACCACATTCTCAACTTTACTATCAAAGTTCTAAAAAGTGTTCTTCTTGCCATTTCATCCTCTACTTAAATTTACATTCTGCCATGATTTGTGTCAGGCACGCAACCATATTTATCTCATGGTCTGCCACAAAGGCTGATTTATATTGATAATCGGCGATTGTTAGTACGGCCGCAGGTATAGATTGAGGTTGTAGATGTTTGTATAGAATATCATAGATACTACTAAACAAAGATGATGGATCTTTATCAAGGTTTTGAATAACCCATTTTCTCATATCACCAAATCTTTTTTCTTTTAACATTTTAATCAACTCTTTATTGTTGATTTCTGATAAAGAAACAAGTATACCACTATCAATTTTACCTCTTACAGAATATCTTTGTAGTTCATTGATTGTTCTTCTAAAGTCTGGATAATGTCTTTGTATCAGTTCAGCCAATACTTTTTTATCAAACTCTATGTTTTCTGTTTTAAGTATTTCACCTAGTCTTTCTAAAAATGCAGTAGCAGTTTTTACTTTTTGACCATTTGTAATACGAAAATCAATTACAGTACAACGACTATGTAAGGCAGGTATTATCTTGTTCTTATAGTTGCAAGTGAATATAAATCTACAGTTCTTATAAAACGTTTCAATAAAGTTTCTTAATGCAGGTTGAACACTATCAGCATTCATATAATCTGCCTCATCTATAATAACAACTTTATGATTTGTAGATTCGTCTAGCGATACGGTAGACGCAAAGTTTTTGATTGTAGTTCTTAATGTATCAATGTGTCGGCCTTCGTCTGAACCATTGATAATAATATAATCAGCACCTAACTCCTCACACAAGGCACGAGCAACTGTTGTTTTGCCCGTACCAGCTGTGCCAGAAAGGAGAAGATTTGGTATCTCTTTTTGATTTAAAAACTTTGAAAAAGTAATTTTTAAATCTTCAGTTAAGATACATTCTGATATTTTTCTTGGACGGTATTTTTCAACCCAAAGGAAATCTGACATTTAGACCTCCCTATTAAAATGTTGAGTCTGCTTCTAAAGCAATCCAATACTGTACTTTAACCTTTTTGTTTATGAAGTGAGCAATCTTTGCCTTTGATAAAGCAACATCATACTCACCAGGAATAATTTTCATATTCTCAGCCTTAACATATGCAGTAAACTCTAAATCTGTTTCACCCACTATAATAGATGATTCATTTGAGTTACTATTCTTTTTATCTAAAGCAACTAATTTAATTTTGCCTTTTTCGCCTTTAAAAGCAATGTCAGGTAGACTTAAATTAGTATATAACTTTTTGACAGAATCATAGTCTTCATTTTTTAATGTAAATGAAACTGTTTTGTCTGGCATTGATATTTGTTTTGATGGATATCTTAATGTCGATTTATCAGCAAATGCATATCTGGCTGATAGGGTAGTTTTCTCATCTTGTATTTTTAGATTAGCAGCACCGTTAAACTTTAAAATTGGTTGTTGAAAGGAATCTACCGCTCTTAAAAATTCTGGTAAATCATATATACCAAATTCTGTTTCAAACTGTTCCTCAACGTCTGCCTTTGCCATAATGTTTTTCATAGTTGACATTGTACTTAATGTCTTACCAGGTGTAAACAAAATGTTAGCATTAATATCCGAGAAATTTCTCAAAATACTAATTGTATTATCACTTATTTTCATTTCTTCTCCTTATCATTATTTAATAATAGTATAACATAATGAATTGCTTTTAACAAGTCTTTACGATTATAACCATTTTTTCTACCATACCTAGACAAATATTTAATTGCGTTGGCTTGGCAAAAATCACTTTTAATACCAATAGACTTTAATAAATCTAAAGTTTGAATACCATCTTTACCAGATGAGTAATGTTGACCATATGTAGATTTAATATAATTTTCAATCTCTTTACATATTTTGTCTTCATTGTATTTCATAATATTATTATATCACTAAATTGAATTTGAGTCAATAGATGATGATTGTAAATATTTTAACACATTCTCTGGTGCACTTACACCATATGGGTCACCTGTTGTATTATCACCTTTACCTGGTTCTTCAAATAAAACTTCAACTGTACCATTATTTACAATAGCAGCATATCTCCATGATCTCATTCCAAAACCTGCGATTGTTTTTTCTACAAGCATATCAACTTGATCTGTAAAGTCACCGTTGCCGTCTGGTATAACTTTTACATTTTCAAGTTTTTGATCAGCTGCCCAAGCATTCATAACAAACGAATCATTTACTGATAAACAATAAATGTCATCTATGCCGTGTTCTTTAAACACGTCAGCTAATTTTTCAAAGCCTGGCAATTGTTGAGTTGAACATGTAGGAGTAAAAGCACCTGGTAAAGCAAACAGTATAACTCTTTTATCTTTAAAATAAGTATCAGTAGTTGTTTCTGTCCATTGACCAAGTGATCTTACTCTAAAATTTACTTCTGGTAATTTATCACCTTGTTTCATAATATTTCTCCTTATAATATAATTTACATACAGTTTACACTATATTGTCAAAATTGTCAATACTCTATATGCTTTGCAATCTTGGATCTTTTGATGTGATATTTTTGTCTGCTTTTGGTCTTGCGATTGAGTCTTTTGATCTTTTTCTCAATTGAGCTTTAGCAGAATTTTCTCTACTTCTTTCAGTAAAGATTTTTTTTAAATCCCATTTAAAATTCATACACCCTCCGTTTATAGTTAGGTGCGTTCCTTCAGCATTTGCTTACTTCCGACTCATAAGAGTTGAACGATATAAAGTATTTATATCTGGTATGCGTTTGAAACATACCAGATATTGGTCTTATTATTTGATTGAGATAGTTCTAGGTTTTTTGTGTTCTGGAATAATTCTTTCCATAGACACTTTTAAAAGGCCGTCTTTTAGTTCAGCGCCTTTTATCTCAACATCTTCAGCGATTGTAAAAGAT